TCATTTCATATTGATAAGCTCTCCCCCCAATTCATCAAGTGTTTTCTCTCCCGAGAAAAGCTGTCGGCATTTACTGTCAATTACAGCATCATCTTTATCTCTTGGGAATATAATTTTCATTTTTCTTGCTATATCCCACACACCTGGGAATGAATCAACCGCACAATCCAAATCGTTTGGCGCAATATATTCTCCATTGACAGATATTTTCCCTAGATATATTGAACCACCAGGGTAAAACAAGCTATTCTGATCTGGCTCAGATGAGGAATTACTCCAAAAACCTTTGCCTGACAAAAGGTTTTTATTCCCATTAAACTTAGATACTATCGCCTGATATGACCTAAAGTGAGCATCAATCACAACTAATGCCAGAACTAATTTTTTTTCAAAATTAACATCTATAATAGAAGAAATTGAATTATTAAAGTAATGAATAGAATGAATTCGAATTGACTGTCCTTTGCAATCTATAAGCTCCTTAACATCAAGATATTTATTTCCTGATGCTAAAAGCACGCCTAAATGATCACTAGTTAGAGAAATACCTCCAGCACCAGAGATTAATGAATCATTCCAATTTTCTATTTTGCATGAGTAATCCGTATTTAATTGATCATCGTGAACATTTACATATCCAGCTTTATCCTTATCTAAATGGATGCTTACACCATCGATATCAATTGTGTTGTAATATCCAGCCCAAGAATTAAGAGCAGTAGCACAAAGCATCATAAACAAAAATGAATTAGTTTTAAACTTCATCATCAATCATCTCTTTTGCTTTTTTAGTAGCTATTTTCCTTTCTGCAATTCCTTTATCTGCACCATTTATATTTTTAGTTACTTTCAAAATAATGCTGTCATCATCAGATTTCCCAATTTTGTCCTCATCCATAATTTTGAGAACTTTAGACTTAAAACAAACTATAAAAAAACCACCTGTATCAATACAGTTATATGCATTTTCTGTCACTTTCTGAGGGTTTCCTATTTTTGGTGGTTTTTTCTTCATACCGGCTGAATTTTTTTTCTTGTACTCCGGGTCATCCCACCAATATTTATCAAAGTCATTTTTTGACAACCAACCTCGATATACCCAGTAGCTTGAATATGTGTTAAGTCCAGTTAGCATTTTAAACCCTCTACCTCTGAATTTTTGTGCATCTACATCTCCACAGTTACCGTTAATCCAGCTATAGGATCCTGTGATATACCCTCCACGGGAATTATATTTTTTCCCGGAGAAATAGTTATCCTTCTCGGCTTTAAGAGCTCCGTACCAATGACCTAGCTTAGTAGTTTCATTAAATGTTGATGCTTCAACAATCACACCACCTTGCTGAACACCATCAACAATAATTTTTTGCTGGCTAGTTTCTTGCATGGACAATAAATAACCTGATTCAACTGCACCCTGCCCTAAAAAATGACAAATTCTATTTGCATCAGATAAGTTATACTTTCGCATGATTGTATTTATGTCCGCATAGTACTCTAATGTAATTTTTTTAATACCTTCAAGTGCATTTTTATTTTTTTTACTAGCATTCGCCGTCATTACTTTTTCAATTACTTCAGAGTCGAGCCAACTACATTTCCTGAAATGTCGAATAAATGATTTTGGCTCAAAATGCCACAACCGGTCAGAACTCAACGCTCCAGAATCAAAGCATAGTGCTTCCGCATGGGATTTAAACTTTGCATAATCGGCTTCCGTCATCGGTTCATGCTCTTCATTTCCCGTTTTCAGCCACGAAAAACGGATGTCGATCGTACTTTTTTCCCATTCAAATGGGAAATGACAGATTAGCTTCCCGCACTGGTTATCGAAGTCACCAACTTCGTGAAGTTTCTTGATAATAGCTGAATTACACTGGCTGTTGCTATCACTATCGTCATCTACCATCTGCCAGCCCGTCCAGTGAGGGAAATCAGCGTCACTAAACTTTTTAATACTGGAATCAGCAAGGTTGATCACCCCTTTACCACCCGGGTAATTGACTGTCATCCATAATGGTGCGTCTGCCGGTACCAGTGTTTCATGGTCCGTGTTGATCACTCGCCCAAAGCGAAGTAATTCAAACCCGGCACTTGGGCTCTCCTTATAATTCCGCATCGCGGTTTTATAGAGATTGTATTCGTAGTCATCACCATCTGCATTAACCAGTGGTTCAACCAGCAGATCATATTTTCCGTCAGTCTGCGTATTTTTCTGACGAGTAACCATCGTGCACTTGCCTTGGGCCAGAGTCATGCTGGCATACAGAGGCACATTGCTGGTATATAGTTCAGAAAGTCCGGTGGTAGAAATGCTGTTATCTGCTGGAGCCTTGTCATAAAACTTTGTCTGCGGTGGCAGATAAAAGTGAATATCACCATAAACCGCATCGGTGCGGCCATTCTTCGAAATATCCAGCTCTCCTGTTTTCCTGCCCGTTAGCTTGCTGATGTTGTCATCATCGCAGAAAATCTGGAAATGGAAAGCATTCACTCCATCAACCATGCCTGGAAGGCCTATAGGATCCTTACGGTAAACTTTATCACCGGCTTTAACAGTTTCAGCCAGCGACTTCAGATGCATGTATAAGGAATAGAAAGCCACTTTTCCTTCATCACCGCTACCGATCTCGGTTTCATGCTTTATGAGCACATAACCATCATTACTCCCCTTTGTATTGGGTTTATCGGCGTTGATGTTGAATGGTGCTAGGTCGCGCTTGTCTGAGCTTTTGCGGAGTGAAATGACGGTACCGTCAGCTATCGCCCGCACGCTCTCAGCAGGCCTTCCAAGATGTTATTACCTGTTTATTTCTGAATATTAATCTCATATTGTTTTTCAAAATATTGCCCCGCACTAGCAACAACCCCGCCCCTAATATTAATTGTTACAATCCCTTGCAACTGAGGCTTACCTTCTATAGTAAAGTTATTATATACATATTTTGTGTAATATTTTTTTTCAGAAAATACTAATTTCAATCCAGAATTTGATGGGTGAATTTCATAACTCAGATCAACAACTGGTCCTGTACCTCCAGAGATGGTGATTGGAACAAAATATTCCTGATCTATATATCCATCTGGTAACTTATTAGGCTCAAATACAAGGTGATTGCCACAGCCAGTTAGAAAGAAAGAAATTACAAAAGCTCTTAGATAGTGATTCATTTTTAATCATGATATTTTTGTAAATACCATCCCCCCAAAAGTATGGTTTAGAAATTCTCCTAATTTTAATGATACTCGAAGCGAGTTATCTTTAACTTCACCCCATGAAAAAAGTCTCAGCGAGACAAGCTCTTCTAAACTCGTTTCGTTAGTGATTATCCAGATTAAATTCCTTCCTCAATTTTCAAAAAACTCCATCTCTAAATTACCAGGGATAAGATCTTTCGATTATTTCGTCAGGCTTTTAGGATTACGGTAAAAAAACCTGGTGTTACTTGTGCCCACCTTGACATACCCACTCTTTTAAAACCACTCGATATCACCCCTCCAAATTGTAATACCGGCGACCACATTGTCTACTTTAATATCATTAAAGACATGATCTAAAATAAATTCAATCAACATTTATTTGATATTTTTTAGTAAACACCTGTGATTTTGAATACATAGATGCATATGTTTTTGCAACTATTTCAACGGTTATCACACCTTTTATTCTGGGCACTCCACTTATTACAAGTTCGTTAGGGCTGCTACCTTTTTTAAAGTCATTTTTTTCATTCCCCATAAAGCTTGGTTCTATATCCAGACCGGAATTATCAGGAGTTAATTTTGCTCTAAAATTACTTGAAACAAAAGAAATAACCTCTCCACTCCCCTGAAATCTCATAACCAAACCTTGCTGATAAAACGTCCCTATCTTGGCATTTTTCAACCGCCCCCCACTTGGATAAAACTCTATTTTACCTGAAGAGCAGGATGCTAAAAAAACAAACAAACAGATTAGATATTTTTTCATAAAACTATTCTAGTGATTTAAACACCACCCCTCCAAAAATGCTTCCCATTACATCTGAAAGAGCAAGATGCCTCTTAATCTGATTTTTTACCTTACCCCAAGAGAATAATTTCAATTGAACTAACTCATTTTCCTTAGCCGTTAATGAAATGACCTCACCATACTGTGTGGTTATAGGTCCATCCCAAACAATCCAATGATTCTTAGCCGTGACAGTGGAGTCAAATCCATCAAGTATACCAGCTGATATCAAAGTAACAACTCGACAACCTTTTCTAATATACTCATTGAGGGTACTTAGTTCTTTCAGATTGATGTAGCCCCCTGAAACACCGGACAGTAGCTGTATCTCCAGATAAGAGATAGGCTTGAATATATGTCTAACACTAACGCCAATTTTGAGATGACCGGGATCCTGTTAGGGCAAGAAGCCCTGTCAACGCTTCGCCCCATACCTCGCGGTATGCAACGCATGACTCGGGGACCTTGTGGATTGCTGGTCCTTCAATGGTCGGGGACTTTCACCCCTTGATCTCTACCGGTCTCCCGGCGCACACTGTTTTTATATACAGTAGTTTTAACAGGGCGTCAGATCAATATAGGTTCTGGCTATCAATTTTTGTCATTGCCGTAACACATTGATGTAACGAGTAAGGTTAGTCTGAAAGTGTTTTCAGGCCTTAGCTGTTTGATGGTTTTGCGAACAATGCGAGGTTAAAATTTTTCAGCTATGGCAATGCCTTCATAGCAAATTGCTCACCTACGATTTCTTGCATACGGTTCGCAGGTGAGCAAACTTAACCGGCTGGAAAATATTTATAAATCGTCTTCACCCCCTCCTATCACATAGGCCGCCGATCCAATGTTTTAACTGCTCAGACCAGAAATATCTGGAAGCTTTGGGCGCCTTCTTAGAAGATAGGGGTGTGCGAAGACGCACACAGCAATGATGTTATGTAGTATTTTCCCCTTGAGTGTGCCTGCTCAAGGGGATTTTTTATCGCCGTATTGTACTGGCAAATATTTGTAAATAGTCTTCACCCCCACGCCTGTCACATCGGCCACACGCGACTGGACAGGCGGTTAGTCCGGTATGTTTCTCGCGCTACTACTGCTTACGTTAACGTCTGGTAATGATCTAGCGGCGCGACGTAAAGCGGCGTTGAAAGCAATTATAGTGACCGGCCGGCGTCGGTACTTCACACGGTTAGAATGGCTCTGAAATAAAAAAACATCTTCTGGATAGCGTTCTCTTCTACGAGCAATGATCCCCTCCACTGGAGGGGTTGATTCAACACGTAGCGCCTTCAGATGTCCCGGTTCCCGTATCATTATCGAACAACCATCAATGTCATCGTAACGGAGTGACAGCAGCCTTCCCGCACTTAAACGTGTGTAAAAAATCAACGCCCACAAATCAGCCCATGTATCGGACATGTGCATAAGGTTATGGTTAATAGTTAGAAAATCTCTAAAACTTATTATTTCCTTACTCATCACAAACAAACCAAACTGTTTTCAAAGCTGAATGAATTGATTAAGCCAAACGTAACATATCAGGAAAAGTAGTGAAATCTTTGTCTTCAAGTCGCCGGGAGGTACTTGTAGATTGTTTTCACGTCTACACCTATTACATCAGCTACCTGCTGCCGGGTTGCGCCCGTTCTCAACATCCTGCGGCACCGCTCCACCACTTCTTCAGTCATTACCCGGCGGCGTCCACCTACTCTCCCCTGCTCCCTCGCTGCGGCTAACCCGGCTCGGGTACGCTCCACTATTAACTCACGCTCCATTTCCGCCAGGGCGCTCATGACGTGGAAGAAAAAGCGGCCTGCTGGCGTACTGGTATCGATGCTGTCGGTCAGGCTGCGGAAATTCACCCCACGCGCCTGCAACTCCGATACGAGCGTAATCAGATCGCGCACGCTGCGGCCCAGCCTATCTAACTTCCACACCACCAGCACGTCCCCTACTCTGAGTCGCCGCATCGCGCGTTTTAGCCCTGGCCGCCTGGCATTCTTCCCACTGGCCGTGTCTTCAAAAACCAGCTCACATTCTGCGCGGATCAGCGCGTTTTTCTGTAAATCAAGATTTTGATCCCCTGTAGAGACGCGTGCATAGCCAATCAGCATGTTGTAACCCTTTGAAATTGTTGATTGTAAAAAGCTCCGCTCTTTCGCTCAAACCCTCGTTTGGGCGAAGCCTCTTTTTGGAGTAAAAAAACATGGCCGAACTTAACCCGCCTTTGGGAACGACGACGCCTGAAATATTCCTGGATAACGTCAAGCGCGCTGACGAGCTGGTTAACGGTCCGGCCGGAACGGTTAACGACCGCGCAGGCGAACCGCTCGATACCTGGCGCCAGATGATGGCTAAGAATGACGAAGTTCGGCAGAACATCATCCCGCTCAGTAAGCAGTATCAGACGCTGGAAGCAGCCCAGGCGGATATCGCGAATATTCCGGTGGGCTCGACCACGTACTACCGTAGCCCGGACGACAGCGCGCTCGCAATCGAGGTGATGAACGTTGGCGGGACGCTGCAGCCTACCGGGAGAAAAATGCCTTCTCAGCAGGCGGTCGATGAAGCCAGCGATTCCGCAAATTTGGCGCTGGAAAGAGTTCCTGAGGAAACGGTGATGCCTGCTCTGGTTCCTGTAGTGCGTGATATGGAGGGTAAAGTACCCATCTGGCTAAAAGATGGTGATTTTGATACAAGGGGAGTAACTGATGAGTTCTCAGACAAGGTCGCGGGAAAAGGCACTGCCATTCCAGCCGCCCTGGCAATGCTTCCCAGTGAGGTCGTTTCCCCGCAGATGGTTCCCCTATTTCGGGACCTCGCGGGTAATGTCCCCGTTTATCTCGTTGACGGTAGACTAGCCGCGTATGGCGTAGACTCGTCTCTGCTCAACTTGATTTATGCCGGGCTTCAGGGCCTTTTTCAGCCAAATATGAAATTTACCGATGGGCGTAGTGCCTGGCGCTGGCGGGTAGCAAAATCGAAGTACAAACTTTCGGTGGGAGCAAAACTGAAAGTCGGTTTTACGGGGGATTCATGGACGGAGAAGCGCGCCATCCCGCAGATGATGGCGAACATCCTTTACTCTGAATACAGCAAAGCTGGCGAAGGCTGGATAAATTTTGCGTCGGCTAACGGTGACACCCTTAACGGTATGTCGTTCAACATTTCCGGCTGGACGACTTACGATGCATCAGAGACAACTGCGGAGCCGACGTATGGCTGCGCACTCGATGGTTTGTGTCTCTACGCAACCGGCACGGCAGCCAGGATCACGCTCAACGCGGTCAACGCCACCTCTCTCTCTATCTACTTCAAAGATACGGCAGGCGTCTTCCGCTACACCATTGACGGCGGCACACCAGTAGTGGTCACGGGCGCAGGAACTGGCAATGTGACCAAAGTGGATGTCACGGGCCTTAGCTCTACCGGAACACATCAGCTGGTCATTGACCTGACGGGTAATACTGACACCGTGGTTATCTACGGCGTTTATGCGTCCATCTCGTCGAACGGCGTGGAAATCCAAAAATTTGGTAACGCGAACATCACGGCTGACGGTTACACAAAGGTCCTCAGTAATATCAGCTACTTTGCCCAACAGCTGAACCCGGACATCATTTTTATGATTATCGGGACCAACGACTACCGGCTGGGGCGGACACTATCGAACTTCTACACAGCACTGACTTCATGGGTGCAGGCTTATAAAGCGGCGCTTCCTGATACTGCTCTGGTCCTGATCGCCCCACCGCAATGTAACGCGTCAGGAAGTTATCCGCTTTCCTCATACCGCGATGTGATGCGGCAGGTAGCGAACGAGAACCACGTCGAGTTCTTCAGCCTCTATGATGACTTCCCTGCAGCATATGCAACGGCGAATACCTACGGCCTGTGGAATGACGCTTTGCACCTGAACAACAACGGGGCAGATTTTCTGGCCCGGGAACTTTATAACTACTTCCTCTAAGGATGACGGCATGAGTCTGAAACTAACTAACGTCGTACTTCCGGGGACGGGATACAGGCATATCAGCGAATTTATTGTTGAGGATATTTTCGCTGATCTTCCTAATAAATCCGGTCTTGTTGGTGCGTATTTTCTTTCTTCGCAGGTTGGCAGTCCGTTAAATAACTATGCTAACTTGAATATTCCTTTGTTGAAAATTGGCTCCCCGGTTGTAGGTAGCAAATATGCCACGACGGGAACAACGAATTTCTACGATACGCAGCTGCCGTCTACGCCGGTAATGACCGTTATGGGTATCAGCCTTCCTGGCGCTGATTCGCAGAATGGTGTGTTGCTTGCTAACTACTCTCAGTCACCCATCAGCGGCGATACGCTCCATTATTATCTCGGCCACGCCAGGGCGTTCGGTCAAATGGAGAGTTCGATTGCGTCGGCGGATACAGTTGTACCAACTACCGATCTTCCCGCTGGAGTGCTGGCGATAACGGGTGGCGTTATTAAAAATGCTTCCGTAAAAGCATTCGCTTACAATCTTGTAACGAATGCTATGATCTCTTCAATTTCCACGAGTGCGGGGCGAACGGTTATAACCGACAGAACGCTGCGCCTCGGCACGTCATACGCAACAACGCAATTCACTGGGGGCTCAAACATTTCCGTTGTGCTGGTATACAACGTCGAACTAACCGATGCTCAGATACTGGCAAACGCTCAGTGGCTGAAAAACAGCTTCGGAGTAGAATGGGGTCTTTGGTAATCACGAAATATCCCCCGGAATTATTCCGGGGGATGATTTTACTTATGTTTTTTGATCTACGCTGACAAGGTAATACCGGTCTAATTTCACTTGATGAATATCGGCAGGGCCAGCGCCCGCGCGATTGCTCCAGCAATGGCATACCCTCCCGTTGATGGGTCTGGGTGTAACCCATCCCCTATCATCCATGGTCTGTCTGATCCAGCTGCGTAGTCTTCGTGTTTCTGACCGAAGGACGCCTGCAGGTTCAGAAAGGCCACATCACGATCATCCCGCGCAATCTTATACATCACCTCCGCGTAAGTGGACATGGGAATACTGTTTCCGCCGTCGCGGTTATTTTCCGCTGGGCAAATCAGCAAAATATCAGCCGTTGGCCGCACAGAACGAACCCGATCTATCATCGTGAGAATATTAGCCCGGAATGTTGCGGCAGAGAGCTGTGCGCCCTGGTCGTTCGTTCCCAGCATGATTGTCACGAGGTCGGCCCCGAGGTTATCAAAAGCATCAAGCCAGCGCTGATCCATTGCATTGACCCAGTGATTGGTATGAGAACCACTACCCCCCATTTTATGAACCAGGACACCCGACATGGTTTGATTGAGGATATTCGCTCCGTACAACGTCACCGGAGGAGTGATAACCGTAAACGTTACTGTGCCGCTACCGGTTGTTGGTAACGCCAGCGGGATAATCTGCATCCCGGCGGGATGAGCCGACAGGTCAATCGTGACGGGGTCAGCCATCCCGGTTGCCTGGCACTGAATAACACCAGATCCCCCCTCGGCAAACAGGAACGAATCAAAACCCAGCGCAAAATTCTGGCTGTATGAAATCGTTGCTCCGCTTGCACTTGCTGTCACAGACGAAATATCCGGGCCATGCCCTGTGTTGTAAGCGCAGGAAAATCCGGACTGTACAACTGATGTACCCATAACATCAGTATTATCGCCGTTAGGATCAAAACCAAACGAACGCCAGCCGTACCCAATGGGGGGGACAGTTGCGGCCGTGCCTGCACTATTGAAATAGCGCCAAAGGATTTGTGCCACTTTCAGCACATAACGTGGTGACGTTCTGGTGTAGCTGTCTCCCATCATCGCAACGATAAGACGAACAGCATCCCCAAAAGACATTTTGGTCATCCGCATATGCGTTTCCCGGAGACGCTCAATACCAAAAACATCCGGGACCGCCTCTGATACAACTTCAGCGTCTTTCACTTTGACAGGCGTGCCGTCAGGCATTTCTGAAAGGTAATAGAACGCGTATTCCTCGAATGCAGTGGCGCTGTCTCCTTTCTCAACCTGGGCTTCTACATACCGATCCGAGCCAAATGTAATTCTCACATAGGCAATTTCCGAATCAGTAACGAACGAAGTCAGTGCCTGAGTGGAGGATGCATCCGTACGGATAAACGTTTTACTGGCGTTATAAAACGTAATGAACCTGGCGCCAACACGAAGTGCGTAAGACGTGCTGAATTCAACGGGAATATAATCTGAGTACACGTAACGTGAGTCAGGGGATATAACAGTGCCCGATTCATTAATATACCCTGATTGCACGGTCGCCCTGTTAAACAGGTTTTTCCCCAGTACTATCAGTCCATGCTTTACAAAATCAATATCGAGCTGGTCTGCGTCAACAATATCTCCAGGGATTCGGATCTGAAAACCGTCAGGCAGTGCTTTGCGCATGACATGCACATAGTCCTCAACGGGCGGCAGTACTGACGCTCTGGCGACAAACATCGCATCTTTGTTTGAAAGAAGAGTGGTTATTCTCACATACGCTGCCGATGCAGGCGCAGTGACAACATTAACTGCTGAAACCGACGAAAGATGTTTTTTGTCCGAGTCGTAGAAGTTAATGAAGCGCATCGACCGGCTTGAATTCAGAACATCACCCGCCGACACTTTAATGTATTCCGAGGTGATGTATACGGACCCACTGGCTGCCGGAACCGGGAACCATGCACCGAACTCATTGATATAACCATCAACCACCTTGTTCTTATTGAACAGGTTCGTACCGGGGCCGTAGAGGTCTGTTTCCGTCAGGGCTTTTACCGGTTCAGAAAAGACTACTGGCACACCTGAATATTCCGATGGGGCCTTTGATTTAAACGGCTCAAATTCGGTGGCCTTATTATTCCTTTCCACCATGGTAACAGACGCCACGACAGCAGGAATTTCTATCCGCATATACGCGGCATTTGACGGTAATGTCAGCGGATTGACAGGTTTTGTTGAATAGGACGAATCATACTGGCGGCTGATAAACACGCCTTTCGCATCATAGTATGTAGCTGCTTTCCACGGATGATCGACACAATAAGGCTGAGTCGGGTCAACAGGGATGTATCCCGATACGGTCATGCTGGTATCAGAGTCTGTAAGAATTGTGCCGATACTGGAAAGATGCACGCCGGGCATAGCGTCGGCAGGATTGAATAAGTTTTTACCTGCAGTAAAGCCCAGCGTTCGATAGGAGTTTGTCGGCGCCCCTTTGATATTATCCCGCAGTACTGCCTGATATGCCCGATAGGGCATTTCGCCAGCACCAAACGTTACCTGATAGGTGTCGATGTTTACCAGCGGTACCGAAACAATAAAATAGGCAGTACCGGCAGGCGCTGTAAATGCAGTAACAGATGAGAGATCAGACAGATAATTGTCGTTACCATCAAAAAATGTCACTACACGAGTCAGAAGCCTGGAAGTATAAGCTCCCCCGGCCACGGCAGAGATCTTTTCTGAATAGCAGTACTCAGGATTTTCCCTGGGGATCCCCGTTCCCTCAAACAGATAGAACCCGGAGATCACCGCTCCCTTGTTGAACAGGTTCATGCCGGGACCAACAAGACTGGGGATAATCCCTTCTACGGTTTTCTGTGAAACCATACGGCGCCCGGTAGGCTGCAGCGTCCCGCCAACGTTCATCACCTCGATCGCGAGGGCGCTGTCGTCCGGGCTGCGGTAATACGTGGTACTCCCCTCGGGGATATTCGCGATATCCGCCTGCGCTGCTGCCAGCGTCATATATTGCTTACTGAGAGGAATCAGGTTCTGCCGAACTTCGTCATTCTTAGCCATCATCTGGCGCCATGAATAAAGAGGATCACCACCACGGTCGGGAACATCTGCGGCGGGCCCATTGACCAGCTTATCCAGGCGCTCGGCGTTATCGAGCAACACAGCGGGAGACGAGCTCCCCAGCTCCGGGTTAAAGGCCATGTTTTTTGCTCCAAAAAAGGCGTTCGCCCAAACGAGGGTTTGAGCGAAAGAAAAGTTGAAAGGGATTTTTTTGGTATTAAGCAGCATCGCCGGGGTATGTGGCGTCGTCGTACTGGTAGAACGATTCGAGGTATTCTTTAGCGGTGACCTGACAGGTTCCGTCTGACTGCGGAGCGATCTCCTCTACAATGGCGTCGTAGACGTGGCGCATTGAGCCGCAGAACACCAGGCGGATCGGCTCGATGGTTGCAGACGACAAGTCAACCTTCATCGGGTCATCAAACTCGCTCAGGTGCGGGACTGACAACTGAAAATCACCCACCCTGCTCGCCACCATCAGCCCGGATGCAGAGCCATCCTGATAGCGGATCAGCGCTCGGGGATTTTCGAAAGACCAGTCCAGCGGCTCCGTAACGGTGAACGTTGTCACGCCACCAGCCGTTGTCATCGCCTCCACCAGACAGGAAATCGTGTTGTTACCCGGAATATCATCCGTGAGCACAATGCGATCGCCCGTGTTGTAGCACAGCGCGTCCAGCTCGGTAGTGGTCTGGAACGTCACCCGCTGCTGCAGGTATTTCATCAGGCGACGCATGCCGATCTGGTAGGCGTGATCCTGATTCAGTACCCCATCGAGTTTGTAGTTCTCGATTTTCACCGGCGTGGGATTATCAGGCGTCCGGCATTTAACGGTCTCCTCCGCCCAGGTAGTCCCGTTGATGTATGTCACGTCGACGCCATCAAAATCATCGTCGGACGGTACGGTAAATCCGCTCTGCAGCTCCTCCACCATCTCATGCGGAGTGATCACGCCAGTCCAGGGCTTAATCCCCTCACGGTTGACCGTCGCCAGGCCATCACTCAGCAGAAAACGTGACTTCCCGGCATTGGCTATCTTCTGCAGCATTTCCAGCGCTGAGATACTGTCGCCGGTAGCAAAGTCGAAATACTCGCCGCGTGGTGTCCAGTATGCAGACTCCAGCACGTTGATGGTGTCGACATCCATCTCCAGTCCCAGCGAGTTCCCGACATGCAGCAGCGCCCCCGAAATGGTTCTGGCCGTTCCTGAGTCGTAGGCCCGCGTGGCCACAACGTTTACGCGGCGGTCCGACTGCGCCGCCAGCTTCCCGCCCGTCTCAACGGTCACCGCCATCAGCGACACGCCGGGATAGGATGAAGGGCGCGTCAGCAGTCGCCCGCGCAGTGCCTGCCAGTACATCGAATCCCTGGCGTTGTTTGAGCCCTGCTCATTGCGCCGACGGCAGCGAACCTCTACCAGTCCCGGAGAACTGAGGGTGATCCGCTCAGTGAAACCTAACCCGTTGACGTTTTTCAGCGCATACTCTCCCTGGTGACTCACCCACCCCGATCCGGAACCGTAGACGCGATACTGAATCTCCCACTCAACGTGGCGGATCCGTTTTTTGCCCTTACTGTCAAAGCCACAGATGCCGTTCGGGAAAGAGAAATTCACTTCAAACGCATCCACCACTTCATTCTCAGGGCAAACCAGGAACGGCCCAAGCCAGCTCAGCGTGTCGTTAAGACCAGTGGCCTCATAGTCAATCATCGTCCGGGCGGTGAATCCCGGCCATGACTCATCAACGGCACCATTAACCAGGCGCGCCACTGTCGCAGTTGTGCCGTCGGCCGAGACAATGCGGTACTCATTCCCGCGGTGAGCAAGTGAAAGCCGTTGCACCCCCTCCGGCATGCCGGAAAAGCCCGTTCCCGTGGCGCTGTTATAGGCAAGCGTCACATTCGCCGTTACCGCCGGGCTGCCGCCGGTTGATGCCGTGCCGGAGGTATAAACCGGGGCATCACCGAAAACAGCTGCAGGCAGCGAAGAGGACGTGATCTCCCCACCCGCGAACGGACTGGCCGACTCGGTTATCAGTACGGTGCCGCCGTTGTCCTGCGCAACCAGGCCGGAGCCGGTGAGTCCCTCGGTGATGGCCGCCAGCAGTCCCGACATCGAGACGTAGTTAGCCACCAGCGACACCGGGTAGGTAACCCCCTGCCAGGTGATCGTGAACGTGCTGGAGCTGGTCGAAAAATCGTAGGTGGTCGGGGCCGCACTGGCCTGGACTTTTGCCGCACTCCCCCCGGTGCCGGGCACTGCAGCCTGACCGGGGGTATATGACGCGATAAACAGATCGTAATCGACAGAGTTAAACCCCAGCGTCACCGGCATACCTACTACCGGCGCGATCTCCGTCAGCAGCGGGCTTGCGATAACGCTGTATCCGGCCGCCGTGGTGATCTGGTAGTTCGCCGGGGCTTTAAGTTCGACCACGGCGCCAGCGACCCAGCTGGGCGACAGTGCGTTATCGTTCTCGTCATTATCGTCATCATCATCCGTATCCAGCCCCGTAAACGTCACGCTCGATCCGGAGACGGTCATGCTGTCTGCGATAATGTCGTCTGCGTCCGGCGACGTCTGGGCCATATCCAGCCCGGTGCCGGATGACGTCCCGCCCACTTCGGTGGAATTGACCCAGTTTTCGCTGCGCTCATCACCGGAAACGTCCGCGCCTGGCGGGTAATGGGTGCTGCTGAATCCCGGTAGCGTTGAAGCTGGCGTACTGCCAACCCGGATATCGCCATTGGTATAAATCAGATCACCGACGCCGAGACACAGCAGCATCTGGACGCGCATTTTCGTAGGTTCGGCGGCATCAAACCGGGTAACCGGCTGCACCACATAATCAGGGTAGATACGCACCCGGCCAAACACCTCACGAATGGCATCACCCAGTTTTGCCGTATTTGCCTTTGCCGGGTTCAGGTCGAGGCTTCGCCCTGTGGATGACGTGTAGCCGCCAGCATCAATGTTACTCATCATGAACAATGAATAAGCCGCAGATGCGACGGCGATGCCCACACCTATCCAGGCAATTGTCGCGGCCTCAAGCCCGAAAGGCACCGGATAAAGCCGGACATCACTATCAGGATGGATCACGAAAGTAGCCCATTCGCCTGGCGGAATTGACTGCCCCTCAACCTCAACGGTCAGCGGTGGGACATCCCGATCCTCGTAGCCTTCAACATTTGCCACCAGCCAGCTGCGAATACTGGTTACACCATGCTCATGCGTTTCGAGTGGTTCACCGGGAAGCCGGGAAGGGTAAAAACGAATGGTCATTGCCAGAACTCCACTTTGACAAATCGCCGCTTAAACCGCGGCAACGGCAGAAAGGTGACGTTCGTTCCCGGATTGCATTCCGCCACATGCAACAGACCATCGATACTGACCACGATCCCTACGTGGGTGACAGTCGATCCGGAATAACAGGCCACCCCGGCCCCTTCGCAGGGTTCGCAGCGCTCAAGGGTAAGCATCATCCGGCGCGCTTCCCGGTCGAGGCCGCCGTCGTCTTTGGTGACCCCTGCAAAATCGGGCCAGACGGGTAAATTCAGGTCGCGGCGTATCTCGTTCACAATGCCGAAGCAGTCGAGCTGCGGGTATACGCGCCCGCCCTTCAGCCAGGTGACTGAACGGTATTTATCAGGGTTAAACATTGGGATTCCTTAGCTGATATAACGCAGTCCGGGGAATACAGGTAGCGTGTAGCGGTAACGTGGCCAGGCTGTATCAAGGATATTCATATAACCCGCGGTAATCTGCGCCTCTGTCGCCGTCCAGTAACCAGACTTGATTTTCAGCGTATACGGCACTTCCGCAGGGGCCGCTAAATCCGTGGAGATATAACGCCGGTACGTCAGCAATGCTGACAGACGGTTAGCCAGCGCATTGCGGATCGCCGTGGACACAACACCATCGATATTGCACAGGGCAAATTTCAAATCTTGCGTACCGTCCGCATTGCGCGCCGGCAGCGCAATGTCTATCGCACAGGCGGTAAACGTTACGGTATCGCCGTTCTCCGTCGTTGCCGTGATGTTCTCGTAACCCTGGCACAGATAATGGACGTCAGAACCAATGGTGATCTGCAGCGTCTCAATGATCACCTCCGGCCCGCTGCTGGCGTAGAGGCGGTTGAGTATTGTCATGATTTTTACCCAATAAAAAAGGCCACCCGAAGGTGACCTTAAAAATTGGTGTCGAATGTGGGTGTACCCTCACCGGCAGGATCGCTATTCCGCGCTTTATTTCACGCTCCGGCTACGGAGCGGCATGAAGGACTTTCCCACAAATCGACACAAGTGATTATGAAGGTGAAACGGTTTTAATCAAGCCTTGGGCCACTCCTTATTCAGCGCAATATCCAGCAGTGAGCTGCCGACGATCCATTCCGGGTAATTACCCCATGGGGCAGGAGCAAGGGGGCGTTCCCATAATTCAAGCGTCGCTGTGTACTTCCAGTAAATCGGGGCCACCAGTACCGGTCCCTGATAAATATCTGTAAAGCGGCATTTGTAAATCTTAATGCCTGCCGGCGTCTGCTGCTTCATCATGAACCATGCAGCCCCGTCAGATAACGCATCACGGAACCAGGACTCAAACGCCAGTCCCTGCGCATCGGTTTCCATAAACCAGGTGATGCTAGCCTGCGTCGGTGTGGACGTATAAGCTCGCCTTTGCCGCGCGCGGCCGGTGGTTAACTGGGTTCGTTTTAACGGGCTTACAGGCTGGAATCCGTATCCTTCCTGTAATGGCATCGGAAGACTGTCATGCGGGTAGTAGATATCAGTCATCACTCTAACCCTCTGCCTGGATATTTACTGCGCATTGCCTTACCAACTTTCCCATCTCCTCTCAACACTTGCGCAGCAACCTGATCAAGGGCTTCCGTTGTCGCCCGCTTCTGCGTTTGAGCCATGGAGAGAGCCATCTGATCAGGTGTCACACCGGGCGGGGTATGGAAATGCTGCTCAATGGGAGCATGGATGGTGGTCTTGCTGCTGTTGTCGCTGTTAACGTTCTGAACACCAGTACCAAACCCTGTACGCCCCAGAGTTGCATCTAGCGGTTGGCCATTTCGAAGTGCCTCAAGCTGAGACACGCCGATCCGGTTTGTTGACGCCTGGTCGAAGACGTACTCACCTTTGTGAACAATACCCGCGGGCTGATACTTACCACCGGGGCCGGTGTATCCGCCGGAGGCGAATCCAACGCCTGAAACAGCCTGGATATTTGAGACGATACTGGCGGTCTGCGCAGCGATTGAGGCCATAGCGATGATGTTGGCCGGATAAGGCGCGCTAACTGCACCGCTTGCTATAGCCTGCTGGATTTTCACCATTGAGTCCGCGATAGCGAATGCCTTGCTCGCAGCAAAAGCAACCTTGTAGATTGCCGATTGCTCACCAAACCCCGTTCGCATGATGTCGGCGGTACTGTTAAACAAGGACTGCGTGGCCGCAGATATGATGGTGTTTTTCTGAGCCTCGATGACCTGATTTGCATCCGCTGCACGCTGACGAATCGACGTCATTCTGGCCTCACCCTCGGCAGTTATTTCGCCGGCCTTCGCATAAGCTTCCTCCTGAGCTGCCAGCCAGCGCTGGAGCTCCTGCTGCGCCTGGTCATATTCATTGATTTGCCCCTGCATCCCCTCAAAAGTTCCAGAGAGTCGCCCTCCTGTGGGTGTCAGGTTTCCTACAACCTTACGAACCGTCGAGGGCAGTTGCATATCGGTGTTTTGATAAATATCTGCCCGTGCTTTTTCATATTCACCGGGTTTTAGTTGCCCGGTTGCTTTGGCTTTCTCCAGCAGTTCAAGACGGGTTTTAAGCAGATCGTTGGTCCGCTCATCCTTCGTCTTTACCTGTTCCTGCATTTTCCGGTAATCATCCAGGGTTTTTACGGAGTTTTGCAGTGCCTCCTGCTGCTTATACGCCTGGAGGATTTCATCTGAACGGGAAAGAATCGACTTCTGGTCGGCTGTGAGCTGCGTTTTAGACTTGAGGTCAGCAATTTGCTGTTCGAACTTTACCCGCGCCTGGGTTGCGCTGTTAAGCTTGTCACTGGCATCCAGCTGGGACTGCAAGGCAGCTGTCTGCTGGTTTATTTGATCAAGCAGCCGGGTTGCCGCGTCCTCGGTATATGCTTTACCCTTTGGCGTCTTGGGTGGTTTCGGATCTTTGTACATCTCGTTAATACGAGAAACATTTTTTGAATATTGCTCTGCAGTAATTGCGCCTGCCTTCAGGAACTCGCTTTGCTGCTTAATGGCTTTATTGCGCTTATCCGCATTGCTCAGATATTGCTGGTTAACGCGATCTGCTTCCTGCTGCGTTTTAATTCTTTGCTGTTCAGCTTTGTCATGACTACTGATTATTTCAGTTAAAACTCCTTCTGTTGTGATTTGAGATTGCAGATTATTTAGCTCATCTTCGAGCTCAGCCTTTCTTCCACCAAAAAATAGCTTCCCGCCTGCAGCCTTATCTATCCAATCTAATTCCTTACGAATTTGAGAGATCCGCTCGGTGCCGGTTTGCTCGCGACCTATATCAAGCATGGCATCCCATGCTCCTTTAGCCGTTTTAGCAAGCGAGTCCCAAGCACGTTCAAGAATCCCCAAATTCTGATGAATGTCGTTCGCACGCTGCTGCATGGCATTGGCGTAAGCATCAGTAGCCACCCGTGCAGCATCCTGCTGATTACCTTCATCCTGCAGTGCTTTAATCTGGTTGTAGGTTGCCAGTGTCAGAAAGTGGTACTGGTCGTTAAGTTTGGTAATGGCTGCAACCGGGTCAGCAGCAATGTCGTTGAAATCACCCACCAGCTTTTCAGTGGCGATGCCTGTGGCTTCACTGATTTCAACCACGGCAGTTGTTACTCGTTCCAATGACTCTGCAGCCACTTTCCCGGATGAAACTATCTGGTTCAGTGTGGCTGCGGTCACGCCAGTAGTTGAGTTGGCAACTACTGAAACCCGAGCGGCCATATCTGCTAGTTGCCCGGTGGTTTTACCAACCAGATTACCGTTAAGAGTCAGTAACTTATAGAACTCGCCCTGCTCCTGAGAGCCTTTGTAATAGGCCAGCCCAAGAACACCGACAGCCGCGGCAGCCAGAGTGACAGGATTAATCAACCCCAGCACATACCCGCCAACACCTTTAATCGCGGGGCCAATACCGCCGAACATATCTTTCAACTGCCCGCCCTGCTGCATCAGCACCATAAACGGTGACTGCCCGGTAGAAAGACCGACAACAATATCGGTCATCTGAGCAGGGATCATGCGCATGGCATAGGCAGTCTGGGCGGCGGATTGGCCGGTTTTACCAAGGTCGTCGCGAAATCCTGTTAGCCTGTTTCGTGTTTCCTCGATTTTCTTTGAATAAAGATCGAATGTATCGGCATCTACCATCCCCTTAGATTTGAATTTAGCAAGATCCTGCTGTTGTTTATCCAGTTTGTTCAGGGCGGCGTTTACCGGGTCGATGCGATCTAAGAGTTCAGAAAGAGACTGTTTTTCTTCATCAGTGGCCTTTGTCACCTTCACTGCGCTGGTGGCAGCACGTTCACCTGCCTGAGTCATTTTTACAAGTGCAGTTGCGAGATTGTCAGCCTGCTTTTCTGCCCCAGAGCTGTCAATAATAATGGCCAGGCGGGAGGTTTGTTCTGTCACGTGCTTTTCTCCGGGCAATAAAAAACCCCGCCAAAGCGAGGTTGGAACTTTTTGAAACTGTCGGGTCTTTACTTCATTGGCGGTAAAACATTATTGCTACGATAATCACCGCAAAGACAGTAATTGCAATTCCAGCGATTAACTTTACATTGACATCAGCCAGCCTATCACTAGCTCCAGTATTGTCAGTGTTAGCTATTATCTTCGAAGGAGTTACATCACTCCCGCAATGCTTGCACTTCACCGCTTCGGAATTTATTAATTCTGCGCAGTAAGGGCATTTGACTGAAGTTCCGGACGCTTTTAGCTTATCTCCCACCAGAGCAATAATGATACCTGCGATGGCTACGAAACCTCCAAATATCATGTAATTTTGGCGCGATGACATTAATCCAAGATTGTTAACCCTATAGCCACCGCTTGTCGCTACTGTCACATCCATAAATAGCGCCGATACAGCAAAGATCACCCCTATTACAATCGCTAAGTATCCAATAATCTTCACTTGTCTACCCCATAAATTAAAAAGCCACCCGATGGTGGCTTTATCAATCAGCTTGCGTTCTCACAACCCGGCAGGCTGCGGTCAATCACAAGATTACCCTCAACACGCAGACCAATCTTACCGAACAAGAAGGAGTGGTTAAGTTGAGTGACAACTACGTCAGACAGACCAACTGCACAGCGATCTTTTTCAATCGCTCGATCAGCGGCTGTTTTAACGTTCGGGATGCCAAGAGGGAAGATGATAACCGGATAGCTATCTTCTGCTGTTACACGTTTCCCTTTGTAGAACTTACCCCCATTGAGGTTGTAATTTTTAGTACTCGCCACAGTCAAATCTGCAACACGTACTGTACAACCAGAAAGTAACAGCGCTCCAAGCGCCAAGGCGATGACTTTTTTCATTATATGTTTCCTTTGATTGCAATCGGAAACATCCTATCATCGACTATCAGTAGCATGGACCACCATTAATGGTAGGTCAGTTGCTTCCTTTCTTATCTGCTGCACGTTTCTGTGCCTCTGCCCACTCATCCCTCCAGGCGTCATCGAGAGCCAGTATCGCCGCGTCAAACTCAATGCGGTCAATCAGGATGGTGCGCGATGCCAGGTAAAGCTCGATATCATTCAGGGATAGAGGGAGCGGCACTCCGGCCATGCCTGCATACTTCCTGCCGCGCGATATCATGGCGTAAGCGTTGAGGATCTCCCCAGTGACTGCATCGATTTCAGGCTCTGGAATGGGCGGGAGATTTAGCTTCTCCCTGCGCCACTTTGCTTTCTCGCCCTGTTCGCCAGCGAATTCCTTTAGCCACTTTTGGGCCTCTATGGCTTTTTTACGGTTTCCTGAGTCTGCTGCTCCTTACCCTGAGCAATATTCGCCGCCTCAGCCAGAATAAGCCAGTACAGAGAGGGGTTTTGCTTCAGTAACGCAACACCACGCTCCGGTGTATACGCTACGGCCGTCTCCGTACCATCCACCAGCTCCCCCACGCCTTCCCAGTCTTTCAGAAGAAAGCGCGCGCAATTGTCGATGAGAAGATCATCAACCGAGTCAATCTCGCCCACACTGGCGAGATCGAAAGCATCCGTACCGACCTGGTAGCTCGCGTCCATTTTGTCGATATGGCGCCGCACCAGCGCATTGCGTGAGCGGTATTGTGGATTCTCGCTACTGGCCACCAACAGACGGAGTTTAAATAGCGCCTCGTCTTCCGGCGTGAATTTCTTTTTACTTCCTGCTGGCTTTTTGTAAGGGAAAAACCAGCGTTCTCCGTTCAAATCAATTTGAGAAGAAATAATCAGCATAAAGACTCCCAAAAAAGCCCGATCCGCGATGACTGCAGAACGGGCCAGGTAAATTAAGGCGCGGTAACGGTGATTTCAGACGTTGCGGTAAAGGTGCGGGCCTTACCGGTGATGGTTGCAGTACCGGCTGCGTTACGTGTGACTTTCGCTGTTTTCTGCCCGGTAGAAACCACGCTGGCGATAGTCGGATCCGATGACGTCCACTGGACGGTATCAGTTGAATCAGCTGGCGTAAGCGTGGCGGTTAACGTCACAGTAGATCCCACGGCCCCAGTTGAAGTGGCTGGCGCAACACTGATTGCCGTCGCCGGCACTTTGGGAACGCGGGTGATAGTTGGCGGAGTATTGGCCGCGGTGATATCCAGCTGAACCTGAACAATGTCAGTGCTCCCCGCATCCGGCCAGTCGCCAGAGATCTGCACTTCCGGGAAATCGAAGGTATAGGCGCCTTCAGCATTCTCCAGCGTGAAGCTAAACGGCACCGTTTCGCCGGTGAACGTTTTTTTGTAAACCTCCCAGGCAGCCTTTGACCATGACAGCGTGATTTGACCTGACGGGGTAAAGGTTGTCGGAATGTTTGCGCCGGCGAATGCCGAACCGGTACCGATGCAGCGCTGAGTCTGCATATTGTTGTTGAACTGAATGTTAAAGGTGTCGACGCAGAAGCCTGTCCCGCCATCAACACCATTTAGCCGGATGTTCGTGACCTCTTTGAAGGAGTAACGCAGCGCCCCCGCTAAATCCACCGGCGCGGTGAAATAGCTGGTATCGTCCCCCTTCGTCTCCCAGTCCAGCCCTGCAAACGTAATGGTTGCAGTGATATCACCATCGGCCGGGATTTCCATCTGGAAGGTGCCAACCTGGCAACCGCGGGCAATCTGGGCGATCCCCACATCACTGGCAAAAGTCGCCACGGAGAACGTAATGCGACCATTACCCATCGTCAGCACGTTATTTACCCATTCGGAACCGAAGCAGCTGGCAAGAAAATCATCATGCTGGTTCCAGCGAAACCGCGTGCCGACATCGCCGCCGACATCCACTGTGCCACGTGAAACGCCCTGCGCCATGCGGTCACCAGCGATTTCGTCATTGTCGTTGGTGTTCTGCGTTGGTTTCAGACCAAATGAAGAACGACGCAGCAGGTTCCACGCCCCTGCTGTAGGCGTGATTCCTGGCGTTGTCTCGCGAATAAACGCGGCTACTACTTTTGCACCTGAGCTCACAGGAGCCTCCTGTTTTTTGTGCGCTACAGAGCGCGATAAGGAATTTGAAGATTGAGCTGTAACCAGCCATCGGTCTCACCCGCCGGCACAGCAGAAACAGCGAAATAACTCAGCTTTCCGTCGTCCTTAAACTCGAATAGCTCCGTTAGCTGGTCGGCCGTTCGGGAGATAAGCAACGTCCCGGATCCGACCGGAACAAACAGCTGAATGATGAGTAAGCCCGTCCTGTGGACTACCGGCCCGTCCCCGATCTCTGTTGCGCCAGCCTGCCCAGCAATATTGGTTAGTCGGGCCCAGATATCGCGGTTACTGGGGTCAAATACCGGGCCATTGGGATAATCCACCGCATCAGAGGCAATAGCGGTCTGTGCCGCCATTCGGGAAATGACAGCGTTTCTGATTTCTGTAAGGGTCATTTGTAGGCCTGAATTACACCATTAAACGAGACGGCATAGACGCCTGTCGGCGCCTGTGTTGAGTGGCCATTCTCCAGAGGCACGGAGTAAGGCAGGTTCGACTGGATGTAAATCACCGAGTAGGCTGGCGCCTGGTCAATAATATTTTTGCCATTAAGAAACGTCATTGTCCCGCGCGGATCCGGTTCGGTCGGGACGGAATGATTAGGTTCGCCGATGCTGACAAAATGCGATGCCCTGAAGGTTCCTGCGCGATACTCAGCCGGCCGCCTGATATCCATGCTGTCATTAACACGGGCTTTCTTTCTGAGACGGCCTGTCTTTGTCAGGTTGGCAGGATCGGCATAAAGAGATTCGTTCCATTCCCCAACAGCTTTGTTGTATTGAACCGCGGTCGCGTTGATGGCCCACAGCTCCGGGTTTCCTACCGGCGACCGCTGAACGATTTCATTCAGCAGCTGAATGGCGATTGTCCGCTGGCGTAGTTTGACATCTTCTGCCACCAGCCCGGCGAATGCCGCTGGGTCAATGTTCCAGCCCTTAGCCATATCACGCCCTCCTCAGTTGAATGGAGTACGCAGCGCCAGCAGAGTCGGCAGAAGCGGTGATGACCTCGTAGCGCTGAAGCTCACCCGTAACCGGATCCGGTGCGGTGATGATATGCCCGACGGCCGGCTTATCAGTCACCTCGTTAACCAGTGCGGTTAGCTTCACATCACCATGCAGAATGTTAACGCCATCGATACGGCGCAGCTTATAGCGCGCCAGCACTCCACGCCCCGAGTAAGTCACCTGCGTTTCAGTGCCGGTTTCCGTCACCGGGTCCCAGGCACCCCGAACGGTATATGACCCAGTGAAATCCTTAACGGCATCCTGCAGGTCGGTATCGAATGCCGCGGCGACTTCGGTTTGCAGCTCGTCACGAATGCCCATTGCACCCACCAATACGCTGCTGAGGTTTAACGATCACTGTACCGTGGAGTTTGCGGGTATAAATTTCGCCATTGCGTTTAACCCGCAGCGGGAGCGGAGCAAACTCTACAACACCCTTTGCCTCGTTTGCGTAAACGACATGTCTGATCGGGTTTCCATTCACAAACACATCGCGGGGACCGAGCCCGTCGTCGGCATAATGCACATATGGATTTTGCATGTTACCCCCTTACCGCCGCTCAATATGAGCATGGATAAAGTCGGTTTTAAGCGACTCCATAGCGCCAACCATCACATAGGGGCGTCCACCGTTATGCCAGCAATCAATCGCGTTACCCTCATCATCAAGCAGTATCACTGCGACACTGTGGCAGCCGCCGTTTTCGGCTCGCTCCAGAGCCTGTTTCAGCAGGCGAATAACCTGGTCGTTATCGAGGTTGTGATGGCTGGGCTTTTGAAATGGGACCACCTTCAAATCGGACATATCACGCCCTCACAAAGAACGTCTGGAAAGGGTTAATCATCCACGGTTTGAGCATATCCAGCGCCAGCTGCAAATCAGGATCGAGTAATTCAGTGCTGGTGGTTGAAAGCTCGGCAAAAGTGCGGGAAACCTTCACATCGTCGGCCTCAACGCTTTTGCTCGTCACCACGCCGGAATCTGTTTTTTGCTGATACAGATTGCCTGCAGCGGCTACGGAAGCGATAAACGCTCCGGCTTGCTTAACTTCTTCAGGAATATGCTCCGGGTCGATATCCTGAAGGTTAAGCGCCGTCATCCAGGTGTTTGCCTGGAGCACGGCTTTAGCCTTTTTGTCGGCGGCAGCCCAGGTATCCCCCAGCAACTCGTCAACGTCCTGGATTGTTATATAAACGGTCATCGGATCCTCACCAAAAGAAACGGGGCTTTCGCCCCGTCGGTTAACCACCCGCAGAAGCAGTGAACGCGATCGCTTCAGTTGTTTTCACCACGCCGTCAACGGTAGCCGTCACCGTGAAGGAGCCGGCCGTAGCAGAGGTGAGTTTCACCGTCGAGCCACCAGCAGACCCTGTCTGTGACGTCGAAGCACTGAGTGTGCCGCCTGTAGACGTCCACGCCACAGATGCCCCGGAGACTCCTGCACCATTTCTGGTGTACTTGAGCGAAACGGTCACCGCGTCGGTACTGTCAGCAGTTGCGGAAGTTTTATCCACTGACAGGGTTACTCCCCCGCAGGGGCTTCCAGCTTAATCAGTACGCCTGCAGTGGATTTGTTACTGGTGAAATGTTTCTTCCAGTTCGCGCCGGTGCCGATTTTGGTCAGGTCAGGGTTAGCGCCCTTCGTCTCATCCCAGCTGTAACCCAGCAGTTCAACGTTAACCGTACCCTCTGCGCGATAGCCAATGGCAAGGTTTTCCTGGTCGTTGATATCGTAGGAACGGAAGCCCGGAGCCTGTGATTCCGTTACGGATACCGCGCCGGCCACCAGCCCCAGAATCGCATCAACTGGCATGGTGTCAGTTACCAGCACCGGTTTACCCAACGTGCCTGGCTGTCCGCCATAAACCACCACGCCAGCTTCTTCGTAAATTTTGTTGTCGATAGCCTGATCAACAATGTCGAAATAGGTCGTGGAATGCATAACGAACAGCGCAACACGGTTAAATTTATCGCCGTATTTACGCAGGCCACGGGTCAGCGTTTTCTTACCATCAGTGGCAATATCCGCGGATACCGTCATGTCAGCATTTGCGCCAATGGCTGCAACAAGACCCTGTAGGGCATACTTGATATAACCTTCAAGCGTTGCATCAGCGACGTCGACGCCGATCACCTCGGAGAATTCGCTAACGTCGCGACCCCGACGTTTAAACGCCTCCTCCGTGGTTTCATACGGGCCGTATTTCCACGGCGCCTTAACACTGACAGATTCACCGGCACCGATTTTTTTACCCGTTACCGGGTCGGTGGAGTTAACGTTGCGCGATTCGATAGAACCACCAACTTTATAGAAGGTGCGCTTGCGAAAATCACCCTCGATCAGTTCGTTGTCGAGAATGATTGCGCCGTTTGAAGCGGCGTTGAAGACTTCCAGATTATCCTGGCGACGCTCAAGAAACGCAGTCTGCGCGAGGTCGTCATAGATAATCAGGTCACTGTTTACGGTCGTAGGCATTGATTAGTCCTTACTTAGGCAATTTGAGATAGGCCTGCTGGCCATGTTTGCGGATGTAGTCCGCTTTGTCGCTTGAGCTCATTTCTGAACGTTTCAGACTACCGCCACCGCCACCGGGTTTATGACCACCAGCCCCGGAGCCTTCGGCGCGCGGGAACAGGTGCGGGGCCGTCTCTTTCAGAGATTCAGCCCACTCAACCGGGGTGAGCGGAGTTTTGCCGTCTTTACCGAACAGAACATCGCCATTTGCATCAACTGCTACGGCCTCGCCTTCGTCGTTGAGCTGGAATGTGCCTTTAGCACGAAGAATCAGATCGTCGGATGCTTCTGGCAGCGCGCCTGCCTTAAGCGCTGCGCTGCGGATAGCATCACCCAGGACACGATCACGGAATTTGTTGGAGAACGCTTCCGCCTTTTCAGCGCGTTCATTAGCGGCTTTGATTTGCTTATCAACATCAGCACGTAGCCGCTCAGTGCGTTTATCCAGAACCTCATCAACTTTCCCGGCGGCAATCAGCTGCGCTTCCTCATCGTCGGAAAAGCGCTGGAGAATGGTTTTCACCGCGTCGGGGTCGATACCATCAAAACGTTTAAGCGACTCGGTGGACTCTTTGAGCTTACCAAGCAGCTCGCTATTTTTATTTTTCAGGCCAGAAACCTGAGCGCTGACTTGCTCATCGATCAACTTCTGGATTTCCGGCGTAATCTCAGGCGCTCCGCCGCCGGAACCGCCACCTTCACCACCTTCGCTGCCAGCTGCCGAATAATATTTAATGAGCATGTTACGAATAAGCATGTTGTCCCCTTGGGATAGTAACTGTGGGCCTGGCCCAATAAAAAAGGCCGCCCTTAGGCAGCCTGTTGTAAATTTCAGATAATAAAAAAGCCGCGCTAAGGCGACCTCTTCATTTAGCTATTTTCTAAATAGCTGCGCGGAATAGTAGATCACTGAAAGGGAACTCAGCCCGGATTGTGCGATCTGATCAATCGCCAAACCAACCAAAACCACCAACCGGACTGAGCGATGCCGATCATAGCACCAATACACCATCAAGGACTCAATAACCTCACTCCTGATGAGGCCTACTTCGGTAGGCAAAGATACGCAGCATGAGCTGGGTCAACCACTTAAGAAATGAGCTTATGTGTCCAACCGTTGGGGTCCACTTCTGTTTTAACCTGTCAATAAGAGCATTAATCTGTACTGAATCTGTTGATGCCCCGATGGCAACTGCATATGTTTTCCCATCAAACTTATGTTGAATAACGTCAAACACTAGGACTGGTCTAACTATAACTGGCTCATTGGCAGACTCAACCGTTAACTCAGTAACCCTTAATTTATCTCTTGGATAATCATACCGTTTAATTTGCCCTGTTAGACCTTTTCCTATAAGCAAAAAATCGACTTCCATAAATCCTCCGCATAGTAGGCAGCTGCCCATTTATGCTGACCACATTAGCATTTGGTTTGAATAAAAACATGCGACAGACAATGATTTATCGGCTATTACGTCAAATCTGATGCCTCCTGCGGGGCGGTTGCGAGCATGGCGGCGCGGCAGGTTTTCTCCACCCACTCCAGATACTTCTCTTTCACCCCTTCATCCAGTCCGCCGCAATCGACGAGATTAACAACCAGTTCGCGAGCCAGTTTTTTGAAATCCGGTATTACCGGCGCTGGCTGCGCGTGGCGATAGAGCGTGAGGAACTCTGCATTTTCCCCGGCATTCTCTTTGAGGAATGAGAACTCGTTTTCGGTAAGCTCTTGCCAGCCTGTGGTTAAGCCGTTGTAGGGATTGCGCTCCCGGTACAATATCACCGGCTCGCTGGCCTTTTCGGCCAGCGCCATACGGGCCAGTTCTTTGCTTTCGCCATGCTTCAGGAATCCATCTTCAGCGATTTCCTGCAGGCGCTCTCTGGTTAATTTGCTGGTCATTAGTTAAGCCCTCACCCAGCCTTTGGATGTACTGCGGATCTTTCCCGATTTACGTAACGCCTGAAGCCGGCGATCGAGAATGCGGAAAGGTTCTGGCTTATTCTCATCCTTTGCGATGCGGCTGCATTCTTCTGCTACATCCATGACGTACAGGCTGGAAAATGGCATAGGATGCGCATCAATTTTGCTCATTATTTTTGAGTCGAGTAATTCATATTTGGTCATTGGTTGGCTCCTTCTAACGCCGCTGCTATCTCTTCGAAAAAGCCATCTCGGGTATGGCTGGTCATTGCTGGTAAAAATACGGACATCAGCCTGTTTGTGTTGCAGTTCTCATCGTCTGCGAACAGAGCGATTTTTTTATCCAAGCGCACTTTCGCTTCCTGCAACTGCTCGTTTTTCTTGTTAGTGCGCTGGATATAGTCGGCAATGATTTCTATAGCCTTGTTTGTGTATTTTTCGACGTGTTCAGTCATGTGAACCACCTATCGCCTCAATCGTTTCCAACAACAACCGGCGGCGCGTATTTTCTGCAAAGTGACGGCGCCCGGTTTCTTTGTGGTAAAACTCGTTTTTGCCGACGACCCACATCCGCTCTGTCTGGTGCAGTTTTTTTACCTTCGGACCGTCTTTGGTGATCACGGTGCCGGTATGGGTTTTTACGATTGTCATACAGCCTCCCCAAGCACCCAGCGCAGAGCCGCCGCGTATTCACCGCTGGCACCTTCGAGGGCTTTTGTGATTTCTTTGCGTGATTTGAGACGCGGCTTTGCTTCACCGAGAATCTGGCGTTGTCGACGAGCTTTTTCGTGGCCATTAGTACCAGCTGTTGCCCGCTCGATTTCAGCGACTTTCTCCCGCTGTTCTTCGGGTTTAAGCGATGCCAGCTGACGCGCCTGGGTAACGGTAACTGTGCCAGCCTCTACCGCTTCCCTGACGGCCTGAGTGGCATCGAGAAGGGAAAGCGTTGCACGAACGGTCTGAACGCTGCAGCCAAACAACACTGCAATGTCGTCCTCATCGAGCCCGCGGTCGAGCTGGTCTGACATTTTTTTAGCCCGGCCAAGCGGTGTATCAGGTCGACGAATTTCGTTTTCGCTGACCATATATTTAGCCATCTGATTTGCTGATCCGCGCTTAACTACTCCAGGTACAAGCAGTGGGTCTTTGCCTTCTTTCAGACGGAGTTTATTTGCCTCCAGGGTATGTTTAACGCGCTGACGGCCAACAACTACGCAGGTGAGCCCCGTTTCAGGGTCTTTCCAGACGATGATCGGCTCAAGTACACCCAGCTCCGCAATGTTCAGTACCATCCCTTCCTCAATAGGCAGGTGTACCCACTCATCATAAAGTGGGTGGGTCTTATCGGTGACCAGGTGCAGGTTTTCAGGCTCGAAATTGAGCACGTTTGTTTTGCCGCTGGCACCGTATACATCGATTGAATTCTTAGCCATGAATAGCCTCCTGAACATCTAAAACTCGCTGAAAAACAGGACTGCCAAGCAGGCTGTAATTCATCCCAACAGCAACTTTCGGCACCAGGCCAAAACGCTTCATGTCAAAGTCGATGACGGCCCGCTGATCGCGGAAAAGCCCCAAACGACCATGCCGGACAACCTCGCCAGTCGCTTCTGCTTCGGCAAAATACCGCTGGACAGTAGCGCGGCTCAGCCCAAGTTTTTTCATTGCCTCGGCGGTCGTGAGTCGCCCCTGATGTCTGGTGATACGAATCACTGCGCGGACATACTCCCGGCGCTCAACAGCAGAAAATGCTCTAGCCATGTTTTCCTCACTTAACGACGCGCAGATGGCGGACGTTTTTGCGATAACTATCCCAGTCGAAGTTCACCCACATGCCGCCGTCCATCTGGAGACGGTCGAGAATGCGCGCGCCGAGGGTGTCCGTCAGAGATTCGTAGTTCAGGTTCGTCAGGATGCCGACCGGACGCATCGACGACAGGCGGCGATCGATAACCTGGTTCAGAATGACCTTTTCGCCGCTGCTGCCGCGCTGAATGCCTACTTCGTCCAGGATGAGCAGATCTACCCGGCAAAGGTCGTCCAGAAGCGAAGCCTCTGACTGCCCGTCGTCGTAGCACTCGCGAACACGTAGCATCAGGTCAGGAATAGTCACCACCAGCACAGAGCGACCACCAGCCAGCAGGTGATTTCCGATTGCGGCCGCCAGATGGTTTTTCCCGGTTCCCGGCGCTCCGCTGAATACGAAACTGGCGAACCCTGAACCGAAGTTCTGTGCGTAACTTTTCGCCATCGTGAGCGCCCGGCGCTGACCATCTCCTGCCACCTGGTAATTTGCGAACGTGCAGCTCCGATGTAGATCTTGAATTCCCGCTCGTCCGAATATTTTTTCAGCACGGGTACGCTGGTTTTGTTTTTCCAGTTCTTCGCAGCGTTTGCGCCCTTCCTCGGCCTGCCAGGTTCTCCACTCCTCTACACTGCCAAACTTAGGCTCTACACCCGGAGGGATGAGTTTTTTCAGCCGCTCCAGCGCACTACCAGTACCAATCATATTTTTCATCACTACCCCCTGAACCCACTCGGAATTAATTTATCTGGCTGGGATATTGAGTTCGGATCCCGTTTACCGGTTGGTACTTCGAAGCTCCACAACTCCTCGTAGTGCTTTGAGGGACCGAAAAACGTGGACGCTTGTTTCACGTACTCAGTGTTGAGTTTTCCGGCAGCAGTGACGTAATCCGCATATCGTCGAACACCATCGGTAAGCTCCTGCGCTGTTGCGCCTGATTTAATTCGGGCAGTCCAGGCTTTGAACGCATCGACCTTGCTATTGCCTCCTGCGCGCTTTGGGTATTCCCTCCAGGCCAGTTCAAATTCCTCCGGGTAACTGCTTTTCGGCTTTTCAGATGGAGCTTCATCGGAGGATCCACCATCTGGGGGGGTGGCGGAGCCATGCCCCGAAAGATCTTTATCTTGTTCTTGTTCCTGATCCTGTTCCTGATCTTGGCTTCGAAGCCCCTTCGAAGCCCCTTCTGGCGTTGGGCACGATTCGCGTTTGACATTCAGATGAAAATCATCCTTATAACGCTCGTAAAATAATGAAAGAAAAGGGTTTTCTGTAAGTGATGCATACTCACTCCTGACCCCCGCACAACGGTTATCACCTGGCTTTAATGCCTTGCCTACCTGGTAGGCGGCCATTTCATGCACCCAGACCATCTCTGTGTCCTCGTCATAGCTACAAAACCCCGCTTCGATGGTGCTTTTAAGCCCCTTCGAAGCCCCTTCTAAGCCCAGCCCTGTTTCATGGGCGATATAGAGAATTGGCAGGTAATACAAACCGAGCATGTTTGCGTGTGGCGAGGTCATGAGATAAAACGAGACCACCTGCGCTTCAGCGCCTTTTTTCCGCAGTTCCCGACCTGTTTTCCCCAGCCAGAATTGCGGTGCGACTGTTGCATAGTCACGCATAGATACCCCTGAACTTATGACGTTGGTTTATCGGTCTTTTCTGCGTGTTGAAAGACAATATCAACCCACTGAAAGACACATTTTTGACAGATGGATACGCCGGGGCCGGCAATGAGAACGCCTGCAACCTCAATATTGCTCGCTCCGCAAAAGTAGCATTTATGGGTCGTTTGGGCGTTTACCTCAGTCTTTGTTCCTGACATACTTACCTCGCAATTACCTCTTCGTTTTTGCACCTGAAAGCCGTTGGTGTTACAGCACCGCGGCTTTCGCCTTTTTGATACCCGACATTACAAAACCCCCAGCATTGAAGTGACGATGGCCATCAGTGGCGCCGTTAGTTCTGGGTCAACCCGGAACATCTCGACAATTCCCTCGCTCAGTTCTTTCAGCTTTTGATGACGTGGAGCTCCCATGGCAACGGCAACCTTCGCTTCGCTGGTCTCTTTCTCCAGCCGTGCCAGTCGGGACATGAAATTGTCTTCAGGCAACAGGCGGTGGCGAAATTCCAACGGGAGGACGGCCATGATGGCTGGCGTCAGAAGACGCACATTCGCGCGATACTTTTCAGAATCGACCTCGTTATCCAGGTAACGGAAAAGCTTCTGGCGGGCGCGGCTGATGTCCGCGGGAAATTCAATTTCTTCCCCGCCCTGCTGGCGCCACTCATCGATGATGTATGCCGAAACAACATCCTGACCTTCAGCAGCGGCCCAGGCGCGAACGGCAGAACGAATGCCGTCGTGATCTGCCACTTTCGCCTGATTTCGCTTTATCAGAGCGCCGGGGTTGAATCCGGTATTTTGTTGAAAGGAAAGTGTTTGCATGGTCATCCCGCCAGATTTTGTGAAGACAAACCGTCGTTTGGATTTGGGTAAAGGTCTGGGCGAAGTTCATGCGGAGTAACGCCGGTTACCCGGAAGATTTGGAAAACCCGAGACTGAGGAACGGCTCCCCCATGGCGATGCTTCCAATGGCTAATAGTCATAGATGAGACGTCCAGTTTTTCTGCTAGCTTCGTTGCGTCACCAGCGATCTGTATGGCTTTTTCTAATGCGTTCATAAACCACTCCGTTAAAGTTACAGAGAGAATTAAACATTATGTTTATTTTAATGTCAACTTTATGAATGTTGAGATGGTAAACATTTAGTTTAAAATCGTGATATATGAGAAAAAATACGCACCAGTCCGACAACCCACAGGTCCAAAGGCTCAATGAAATAATTGAGATGAAGCGCATATCCAAAGCGGATATAGCGAGAATTTGTGGTGTAAGTTCGCAATCGGTTAACAACTGGTTTGTGCGGGGAGCGATCGGAAAGAGCTCTGCCATAAAGCTCGCTGATGCTCTTGGCGTAAGCCTTGAGTGGGTTTTAGGTCAGGACGTCGATGCAAATGATGGTTTACGCCCGGACGAGAAGCGGTTGCTGGAACTCTATAACCAACTCCCCAACGAAGAAGAGCAACAGAACATACTGCGGATCGTATCTCTGCGGCTCAAAGAGCTCGATGAGTTGTATGCCAAGTACATGGGGCGGCGGATTAAGGGTGATGGCGAGTGA